GAGGATCATGGCGCGGCAGGCAAGGCATGGCATCGCGAGGCACGTCCGGGCCCGGCACGTCAAGGCTAGGCAAGGGGCGGCTCCGGGAAGCCGGGGCCGCTTTGCTTTTCAGAGCCTAGTGCGCCTCAGGATAGTACGTGAGCACGCGACCCGTGACCGCGCGTCCCCGCCTCGCCTTGCGGCGCGGTGACGGGCTGATGTCCACCAGCCTGAGCGTCAGACCGGACTTGCGCGCGACCGCGCGGGCCTCGGCGATGAGTTTCCGACTGACGGCGCCGCCGCGGTACTGCGGCAGCACGAAGAACCCGGCATCGTGCAGGAACGACTCGCGGCTGTAGCTGTAAGGACTCTCGACCAGGCCGAGATAACCGACGATCTGCTCGTCCTCAATCGCGATCAGCGCGATGCCGTGCTGCACCGTGCGCCAGATCGTTTGCATGTAGACCCGTCCATCGACGCTCGCTTCGGCCATTTCCGGCACGGCGTTGGAAAGCATGAACGCATGAATGGCGGCAGCGTCTTGCTGGCTCTTTGCGACGCGCACCGTGATCTCAGCCACGTTTCATGCCGCGCTTTCGCATGTCGGCGATCAGTGTGCCGAGCACCGCGGCAAGGTTCGCCGTCGTCGGAGACGACGTATTGACGGCGCGTGTCGCGGTCGGCGCGACATTGCTCGAATAGCTGTCGAAAACCTTGATCGGGTCGTCGTTCGATGCGCGCTCGATCTCTTGCAGCGCCCGAATGATCCAGTCGATCTTGCCCGCCTGATCGGCCGGCGGGTTTCCGAGGGTGACGGGCCTCATCGGCGCCCGCCCCCATCCATGACGTAAGCGATGGGCTTGCCGAGGCGGAAATAGCCGTCGACCGCATTCGAGGTCAGGGTCAGCGCGACGAGGCGTCCCGCAATGCGGATGTCGACGAGCTCGTCGTCCTCGGTCACGGTGTTCTGCGCGCTGTCGATCACGCCGTCGCGCAGCTTGTCGTAGGCTTCCAGCGTGAGGGTCAGGTCGCCGGACTGATCTTTGATATCCATCCGCAACCCGTCGAGTTCGGTGTTGCGGGAGCCGTCGTCCATTTCGGTAGGCGCCAGCGAGATAAAGGCCTCGATCGCGGCGCCGTCGGCGTTGAACCCATCTTCGTGGAGATAGATATTTCCGTCGACGCCACCGAGATAGGGGCGGGTGTCGCCGTGCTGGAATTTCGTCGCGCTCGCCCGTTTGAAAGCCGTCCAGTCGTTCGGCGTCCAGCATTGGTCTTGGATATGATACGTGACCGAAAGCGTCGGCTCGGTCTCACCGGCCGGCACATAGAAAAAATTAACTTCGTGAAACTTGGGGTCGTAGTAGGCCCAGCAGAGATACGGCTGCCCGGTCTCGAGGTTGCCGAAAACGAAATCCTTGATCTCGGCGACGTTCGGGATCTCTTGGACACCTCCGTTATAGAGGTGGAACGTGTAGTCGCTCATCCAGTAGGCGACGCCGTTCGCATCGGCGCAGCGCGCGTTCGGCGCGATCAAGCCGCAGTTGGTCGCGATCTTGCGGTCGTCATAGACCAAGCTTGATCCGGTGTACTGGAACAAATAGGTCGCGTTGTCGGTCCAAACCAGCGAGATCGAAAGGCCGAGCGCGAGGCCTCCGACCAGCTTGGTCCCGTCGGTGAGGCGGCGAACGTTCGCGGTGTTGCCGTCGGCCGGCGTCCAGTTTGTGTTGTCCACCTGGTCGGGCCAGCGGACGTACATGTTGTCGCAGAGCGCGAAGGGAAAGCGCTCCTCGGTGATGAACATGGCGCGGACATCGGTGGGCGCATTGCTCAGCGCGAGCGCGCGGCCGTTGGTCGAGAGCGTCGCCGGATCGAACGAGTAGATCGTGCCACCGTTGTAGGCGGCGTAGAGCAGCGAGCCGTAGTTCTCGAGCGACCAGATGCGCGGCTCCAGCGCTAGCGTGGAAACGGCGCGCGCCGTGCCGAAGGTCCCGAGGCCATATCCGCCGGTGCCGTAGCCGTAGGAATAGGCGCCGGCATCGGCGCCGACGTTGATCTCGTAGGAGAACGCAACGGAGGAGCCGCCGCCGGCGCCGCCGCCGCTCGCCGCAATGCCGGCGTCGATGGTGTAGTGGCCGGAATCGGTGATGACGAGGATCGGATAGGTGCCGTTGAGGGTCAGCCCGTTGAACGTGGTGGCGCCGGAGAACGTGGCTGACGATCCCGATACGCGGGTATGGCTGGTGTGCGCGACGATGACGATCTTCGAGCCGTTTGTCGTGGTGAACGGGTTCGAGCCGAGCGTGCCGGTGCGATCGATCGGCGTGATGTTGTTCTGCGTAAACGTGACGTCGTAGACGTAGAGTTTCTTTGCCGTGCCGGCGCCGATGTAGTCCTGCTGCGACAGGTCACGCCAGGCGTGCATCGCGCGCGGAACACCGGATGTCGTGCTGCTGGTCTGCACCGTGTGCCCGCCGCGCTTTTGTGCTCGACCGGCCTGAAAGCGCACCCATTGCGAATCCGAATAGCGCCCCTCGGTGGCGCGGCCGGCCTCGGTCTTGACAATGCCTGGGGGGATATTGAGGGGAACGGGCTTGGGCTCGCCCATCGATCAGTACCGGACCGCCATGATCACCGATGCGTTGACCGGCCGCGTCTCGGTCCCGGTCGAGTTGTTCACGGTGACCGAGGTTGTGGCGGTTGCGGTTCCGGTCGATCCCGAGTGCGTGTGGGCGCCGGTCGAGTTGGACGCCGCCGTGATGCTGCCGGTCGTCGAAGTTGTAGCGGTAGCGCTCGCGACGGAGCCCACATTGGCGAAGCCGCCGCCGGCAACATTCGGCGTGGTGCCGGTCGATGCCGACAGTCCATGTTGGTGGGTGTCGGTGATCGCGATCGTGTGGCTGTGCACGCCGTCGGAGGCGATCGACAAGCTCGTGATCGTCACGCTCGTCGTTGCCGATGCAGTATGGTTATGCGCCGCGATGTCTGCGGCTTGCAGCGTGCCGACCGTGACCGATCCGGTGCGTGACCGCAGGAAGCGCCCCGCAGTCTTGAAGTCCGGCAGCACGAAGTCATCGACGCCGTTGCCGGCGCCCCATGTCGTGCCGAGCACGGCATAGAGGTCCGGCGCCTTGGTGCGCTTGATCGCGGAGCCGTCGCATTCCAGGAAGCCGCTTGGCAGCGACGTGGTGGCAAAGGACTTGACCTCGCCGACTTCCTTGGCGTCCTCGCGATAGACGTTGGTGCCGTCGCAGTAGACCGCCTTGCGAGTGCCCTGCGGGACACAGATCGCGGTGCCGCCGGACGTCTTCACCAGAAGGAAGAAGGCGCCGGTGGTCGCGTTGTCGATCAGGAAGCGCTTGGACAGGCTCGGGATCGTGACCGTCTCGTCGCTGGTCAGGACGCCGGTGAACTTGTGCACCTGCTCGACCAGCGGCGTGGCCGAGAGATCAAGCGATCCGCCGGTGACGGCGTGCGATAGCGTGGCCGCGATCGCGTTCTCCAGCGGCGTGAACACGTCGGTGTTGAGGAGGTCGCCCCACGTATTGCTGTTCCCGCCGGTCTGCTGGAAGCGCAGATTGAGCAGGGTGGAGAAGGAGTCCGACATTTACCCGATCCGGTTAAGGGTCACGAGGCCGCGCATCGAAAGGTCGGACTCGGCGTTCGTTTTGCTGATGTAGGCGGCGAGCTTCGCGAGCTCGATTTGCTGGCGGGCATCGTTGTCGCGGAACGAAAAAGCCTGCGCGAGACAGGCCGTGCGCAGCAGGTGCGGATAGCGGTCGGTGAGGAAGTTGGTGTTCGTGCTCGCGAGCGCGGTCCACTTCTTGAAGTAGACCAGCCGCAACGTCGCGGCGGCGTCGTAGGAATAGTCGAACTGCAACGCCTCATCGAAGATGGCGTAGTTCTCAGGCGTGCCGGTGCTCAGTACTGCGCTGTCGTAGCCGCGCATTTCCTCGATGGTCTTTGGATCGCGCAGGTCGAGCGTGATTTCGTTGGTGATGTCGCGCAGCGACAACGGGTCTTGAAAGCCGGTCGGCAGCGCCTTGGTGCTGTCGCCGATCGACATCGCGAGCGTGGTCGACGCCCGCATTTCGCGCACGCGCAACGTTTGCGCCACCAAGGCCTCGGCCTCCTCGACGATGGTCACAACGTCGAGGAGGGCGTGGTTGACCCAACTCTTGATCGATCCGGCGGTGTCCTTGTCGGCGATCAGAGTTGCGTAGTTCACGTCAGACCTTCACGCGGGAAGGATCGACGTGCTTCTGCTTCACCATTTCGGCGGTGATTTCCGCGAATGTGCGAAAGTACTTGCCGTAGCGGCTTTTGGCGACGCGGTAGACGACGTGCGGCAGGAGCTTCACGTTGCCGTAAGCCCACTGGACGAGATCGACTTCGGCGTCCGGATCGTCAGCGACGTTCTGCTGCGACTCGCCGAGTTCGTTGTTGGTGTCCGTGATCGGCGTCTCGGTCGCGGCCTTGATCTCGGCGACAAGGCGGGACTTCTTGCGCGCGAGCGCGGCCTTGGCATTCGGCCAGTTTTTGGCTTCCTCTTTGTGGTTCAGGGCTGCAACGCAGACCTTGCCGGCGACGTCGTAGGGGATGTGGTCCTGTACGAAGCCGACCTTGAACTGGTGCTCGCCGCACACGATCGCGTGCGGGCGGCTCTTGTCGACCTCGAACGTGAAGTCCTCCGGCAGAAGGTCCGCCGGCTCTTTGGTGGTCGTCGTCATGTCGTTCTCCAGAAAAGCAAAAGGCCCGCGTGGTGCGCGGGCCTCTGCCGTCAGGTTGGTGGGTGGTCGGCTTACTTGCTCGATCCGGTCATGACGGCGCTGGCGCCGCTGAGCGAATGGGCGAGGTTGTCGCGGCCGCCGCCGAGCTTCTTGCCGTGCGGGGTCTTGACGTCCATCGAGGAGTTATCGCGCGGGAACTCCTCCACGATGGTGGTGCCGCGAGCGGCGCTCGAGGTCTCTTTCATGCTTGCCATGGGGCTGGCTCCTTATTCGACCGGGCGGCGCGGATAGGCCGGCTCGCCACAGCACGGTGGGTTGAAGCCGCTCTCGCGATCGGCTCGGGACAAGCGCGTGTAGCCATCGCTCGCGGCAATGCCGCTTGCGTTGTCGAGCACGGGCTTATTGCTGTCGGTCGCGTTGGGGCGATTGACGCCTCGCCGCGGCGCGTTGGGGTCGTTGTATCGGCCGTAGAAGAACATCGGCTTTCTCCAAAAAGCGGCGGGCCCCGGAGTGATCCGAGGCCCGCGCGCCCTAGCAACTGGTTCTGTGAGCGACGACCAGGATCAGAACCAGTCGATGGTGACCCGGTGATAGCCGGTGCCGGCGGGGGAGCCGCCGACGCCTGCAACGCCGGAAATGACGAACGCCGTGTCGGCCGGGATGTAGGCCGTCTCCAGCGCGATGTAGCCGGTGAACGTGGTGTTCACGGGCGGGGTCGGATTGCCGACGACCTGCGCGCGGGCCCGGATCGGGGTCGACGCCGCGGCGAGGCCTGCCGTTGCGGTCGTGCCGAGACGGAAGCGCGCGTAGGTCGTGGCGCCGGCCGTCGCGCCAACCGTCACCTCGGGGACCGTGGTGGTGCCGACGGCATCCGCCGTCAGAAACACCTCGATGTCGCGGACGTAGCCGCGCTTACCCTTCGGGCCGATGTAGGACTTCGACGCCGTGGTCGCGCCAAAGGCGCCGGTCGCGCTCTCGTAGGTGAGCGATTCCGGCTTGTCGTAGAACTGAGAGCCTTGCATCTGAGTATCTCCAGAAAGCGAAAGCCCCGCGCTTTTGGCGCGAGGCCTTCGTTCCTCGTTAGGGGTGGATCAGTGCAGAGCGGCGCTTACGCCGCGCTGTCCCACATGACGATGCGGCTGTCCGCGGCGGTGTCGTGCGTGATGCCGAACCCGGTGATCGCGTACCAGGCCATGGCACGGGCACGACCGAAATCGCCCGGAATGGCAGCACGGATTTCCTCGGGGACGACGATCGCCTCCATCGCGGTGTCGCGACCGAAGAAGAACGCCCACGAAGACAGGGCGTTGTTCCATCCGTCGGCCGTCGAGGCCCACGGGTCGAACGTGGTGGAGTCCGCGGCGCCGCCCTTCGGGATCTGGTTCTGCTCGGCGAAGCGGCAGCCTTCGTAGCGGCCGATCTCGCCGTTCATGATCCGCGCGACGCCACCATCCGTGTACTGGTTGATGGATTCGAGCGAGTTGCGGAACGACCGGAAGGTCGAGACGTGCGACACGCAGGCGTAGTCGTCCATTTCGAACGCGGGGATGTTGCGTTCCTTCATGGTGTCGACGATGGCCTTCACGTGGCCGGTGCCAAGGGCGAGGTTGTTCGTGGTCGAACAGGTGCCGTTGGTGTCGAGCGTGATCGCGCTCGCGTTGTTGCCCGACGTCGGTGCGGCCCGCAGCTTGGTATTCTTGAACTGCAGGAACGCCTCGATGTCGAAGCACTTGCGCGCGTCGTCCTTGAGCATCTTGTCGATCCACGCCACGACGTCCTGCTTTGCGAACAGGTCGAGCTTGGCGCTGTAGGGGACCGAGTTCGCGAACTCGAACACCTGGAGCGAACGTTGGGCGAGCGAGCCCTGCGTTTGCGGGACGGTCTGCGTCTCGCCGATGCGGCGGCCTTGCGTCGCAACGTTCGAGCCGACGTTCCAGCGATAGAGATCGCCGGCGTGCAGGCCCTTGTCGGTGGCGTCGTCGCCGTCGCAGAGCTGACGGAACTTCGTCGTGGGCTGGAGGCTCATGCGGAACGTGTCGCTGAGCTGATCCGAATAGAGGTACGCCCCGTCGGCGCTGACCGACCAGAGTTGACCAGACATAGTTGTAGTTCTCCCGATGCGGAGGCGCGATTCCGCGTTCGGCGAAGCCGTTGGTGTTGATTGAGGCGTGTCGTTACGTGACGACTGCTCGCCTGCGGTTTGCCAAGAGCTTGTCGACCGCCGCCTTACGCCCTTGCGGGACGGATTGAGCGGACGCGGCCGGTGCCGGCGCAGTAGCGCGCTGAGGTTGACTTGGGATGGCAGCGCGGCGCTCCGAGCGATCGAGCTTGACTTCGATCTTTCGTTGCGACGGTGCCGGGGTTGGGTCCTTCTGACCGCCCTTCCACGTCGTGAAACCCTGCTTCGAAGCATCGAGAAGCGCGGATGTGTCACGCACGGGCTGACCGTTCACGCGGTGGAAACGATGTGTTTCCACGAGGCGATCGCGGTCTTGAGGGATCTGGTCGTCTGGCATACCGAGCTTTTTCAGGTCGGCCCGCACCTCGTCATAATACAGACGTTGCATCACGGCTTCGGTGTTGGGGTCCTTGATGAGCGCGGCGTTTTCGGGCTTGGCGGCGAAGGTCTCGTAGGCGGTCTGCGAGCGCGCACGATCGAGTTGAGCGTGGTGCAGGTAGACTTGCTTGCGGGCCTCCTGCGGGTTCGTCGCGTCCTTGACCGCTTTCGTGATCGCAGACTGAAACGCCTCCGCTGCCTCGTCCGGGGTGCC